GTACCTAATCTAAAAGACGTTTCAGCTTTTAATTTTTCATTATAAGCATCGAATTTAATATCAAAATTTTCGTCCTCTCTACTATCAACACCTAAAAATGCTAAAGATAAAGGTAAAGCAAAAATTTCGTTCAATCCGTTTAACGCTGGATCAGTTTTTACCATAATACCATACAAAGGTAAAGGGAATTCTAACGAACCTCCAATTTCAGTAGGTACTACTTGTGAATAAGGATTAGCAACATTATATTGCTCTAAAATCGCCAATGCTTCTGTACGTCCCGTGTACAATGCTACTGGTATTTGATTATCGAATACTTCAGCAGGAATAGTTTTGTAAACTTCTTTTGCAGCATCGTATCCATTTGAACTTGTTATAGTAGCAAAAACAGTAGGCGTTTCTAAAACGTCAACATTTGTTTTCAATATTTTAACTAATCCGTTAAAGTGAACTAAATCTGGATCTAAAGAAGTTGTATCACCTAACCATACCAAACGATTTGCTTTTTTCTGTAATACCTTTGTAAGGTACGCCATTAAAATAGTTTCTAACGGTGCTGGAAGTTGTCCTTCCTGCATTTTCATACCTAACGCATTCAATACTTGCGTCATTTTTTTGTTAAGATCCTCGTTACAAAATTCGATACCCATGTACAAAGGTTTTGTCGTAAGATCTACACCTGTTAGGATTGTCGAACCGTCTGGCGATGGCGCACAATTTGCTTTTGCTTTTAATGCGATATCCGCCTCTAATAATGCGATTTCTCTCGTTCCTTTTACGCCTTCTTCCAATGTTAAAGTCGATAAAAAGTTTGAAGTTTCAACTAAATCAGCTGTGATACTTGGAAGTGTGTTGTCCTTCCAGTTATCTAATCCAGATACATCGTATCCAAATTTTTCTTTTAATGTTCTTTTTAAACTCATTTTATTAATTATTTTTTTGTTAAAATATCTCGAACTGTTACGGCTGTAAAAGTACCCGTTTTTGTTTTTTGGTCCTTAAACTTGCTTTGTTTTAGATTTACAAATGCCTCAAATTTTGCTTCGATACTTGCAATTCTTGAATCTGCATCCTCGATAATTTTTTGAACGATTGTATCAAATTCTGTTTTGCTTACGAATTCCTCGTTAGGTGCTGGCGCTGGCGCTGGATCATTTTTCATTACTTGTTCCATAGCTGAAACAACTCCATTTACGTCTACAGATAAAACGAATACAGATCCTTCGATATCAACTTGAAAATCGCCTTCAGGTGCTGGTATTTCGTTATTTTCTGCATCTAAAACGAAAACTGGCGTGCCGATTGCTAATTCTCCTTCGTAATAAAGTGTAATTCCGTCAACGGTTTGCACCTCTGAAAAATTTACCTTTTGATCTTTTTTAAAAAAATCAAAAATTGTTTTTGTTGGTTTATTCATATTATTTTAATTTAATTGCTATTTCTTCGCAAGTTACTTCAACCGAAAAGCCTCCGAACTCGCCTTTTTTTACTTTATTCCAAACGCCAGGATCATTAATTCGGTAGGATCTAATCCATGTACCTGCCTGTAAATTTAAACCTCTAAAAAGTTCTGGTATTTGATTAACTTTATTAATAATATAGTCTGAAACAACTTGAATATTTTTAACAACTTTTTTATCGTTGTGATCAAGGTTTACATTATTTGCGAATCCCTGTTTAATATTTTTTGTACGAATTATTTTAATAATTTCTGGACGAAATAAAACATATCTTTCTGGATTTTTACGATAAATAGGCTGGTTTGCCGATATCATAACGCCAGTAACGATTCTTTTATCTTCATTAAACAAATATACTTCTACGTCTTCATTAAAAGCGTACAAAGGTTTAAAATGCGCTGGCGTTTCAACAAACGAATTAAAGTCTACGCCTGTAGAGTCGTCCCCTTCATTTACAACTAATTCAAAAAACGGTAACATTTGTTTATATTTTAATCAAAAATACGCTTATTTTTTAAATGCTCGATATTAATTCAACTTTTTTTGTTTTTTCCTGCATTTTTGTTATATCACTATCCACTACTACGACCTTGTAAGTTGATTGCGCCCTTACTTCCGTATCTTGTTGGTTTACGCTTACTCCAGAATTTCCGCCATTTGATCCAATTCCGCCAGTTGTATTTATTGTTGGCGCCTGTACGCTTGTACTGGATCCTAAAATAGATTTCGCCCTACCAACCGCCTGTAATACTGCGGCCACCTGTGAGGCATAAAATATTGGCATAGCAACAGCCGCGCCTGGTCCAGTAGCTTTTGCACTTTGTTGTGCTATTGTAAGCGCACTCATGAATCCAGTTGCCGTGTCGATTCCTATTTGTATTAACGCAAATGCTTTTGCCTGTTTTGATCCCTGCGCAAATAAACCACCAAGCGCACCGATTGCCGAACCGATATTATTTGCCAGGTTAAATTTAGCCTCTGCGATTGCGTTATCAATTTCAATTTGTCGATCTTTGCTTTCCGTTCCAATTGCAACCAGGTTCGCCTCGTGCTGTGCTGTAATTTTTTGTATTTCGCCGTTTGTTAATTCTTTGTTTTGTAATTGCTGTGCGAAGTCTAAATTTTCAAGTTCGACCTTTTTTTCCTGCTTTGCTGCAAAGTCATTTTCGAGTGCAATTATTTCCGCCTCTATTTTGGATTTAGCATTTAGATTTTCTTTGTCTTTTTTAGCCTTTTCTTTTGCTAATCGTTCAGCCTCATCTTTGTCCTCTTGTTCTTTTTTATCGGCTTTTTGTTTGTATATTAGTGCCTTTTCTTCTTTGTTTTGATTTTCTTTTAATTTCTTTTCAAGTTCAGAAAATTCTTTTTTCTTACCATATTGCGCTGTTATTTCTTCAAGTTCTCTCCGGTGCTTTTCTCTAAGTGCCAAAAGTTCTCTCATGTCAGTATCCTCAATGTTAGCAATAATTAAATCATTAATTTTATTTTGAAGTTCTTGCCTCTCTTTAAGTTTTGCTAATCGTTCGGCTTCGTTTTTTTCTTCATTCTCTTTTGATTTAGCATTAATTTCTTTTTGCTTATCAGCCTGTTTTTGTTTTATAGATGTTCTAAGGGTCTCAATCTCTACTAACTTAGCATTATAATCCTCACTGCCTTTTTTAAGTAAGGTAAGTTCTTTTTTAAGTAATTCTAAGCGTTTTTTACTAACGTCTTTACCTTGTGCCTCCATAAGGTCTAATTGTTGCTTAGTGCTTTCTATATAGTGTTTAGTTTTAAGTTCTTTATCCTTTTCAGCATACCCTTGATTATAAGCCTTCGATACGTTAGAACCAAAATTTTTAGCCTCATTCCACGCAGAAGATACATCGCCTGTTAATAAATCCAACATTATTTTACCTACACTTTTAAAACCTTCAATTAATCCATTTATAACACCACTTGCTATTTGTTTTATATTGTTGAAATACGCTCCAATTTTTGCAAGTGCGGGAAAAGATTTAGTTATAGAAGAAGAAAACTCATTCCAATTCGCTATAATACTTGTTATAATAATAACTAAAGCACCTATACCTGTTGATATTAAAGCACTTCTTAGCGAACCAAACGCACTTACAACCTTGCCTTTTATCATAGTCGCTAAATCCCCAAAGTCATTACGCAACTCTTTCATAGCACTAATACCCTGAGTTAAGGCAATAGCACCCTGGACTTTTAACATTTGCTTTTCGATTTCTTCACTACTACCGCCAAAAATCGCTTGCGCACCTGTTACCGCTGAAAACGCACCTGCAATTCCTTCCGCTGTACGTTGAAATTTACCGCCGAATTTTTCTGGATCTGCGTCGTTTATTGCATCGGCAACTCCTCGCATTTGTTCTTTGATCTGGCCAGCCCTTTGCGCAACCTTTTCGAATTCTTTACTTGCAGGATCTAAATTTTGTAATTGTAAAGTTAAATTTTTTAATTCTTTACGCATATTTGTAAAAGATCCGCCAGCCTTTTCGGTTTCCTTCACTGTTTTTTTAACGGCCTCTGTTACCCCGTCAATTTTGCTTTTTGCGTCCCCTGTTTCTACGCCTACTTTAAAAATGATTTCTTCCATTATCCTAAAAATTTAATAAGTTCGCATTGTGTTGTGCCTAAATTTATATTATCGTAATCCTTTATTGAATATAATCTAAATAAATTTCCGTCAATCATTTTTAATTTACTAAAATCCATGTTTGAAATATCCAGATCATTTAGTTTAAAATACGCCCTTAATAATTTTGCGTCTGCGGAAGTCATTTCATTAATAAATCGAACAAAATATTTCGAGTAAGTATTTGAAGAAGGATACGCCAAAATTTCATCGAACGAATACTGCCTGGATTGAAAATGTAAATCAAATAAAGGTACGTAATCTTGTGAATTTTGTAACCTAAAATGATGGATCATCGGATAGTTTGTACTTGTTGTTTGTATACTATTCGAGGCCCTTTGTATTGCGCAATTTCCAGGCCTTAAACCGTTATAAAAACTTAAGTGTCCGCCACCTTTATAAGATTTAATTGTTGATCCGTTATTTTCTAATATATGCGGAATTCGCATATTTGATCCGTCAATTTTTACTGAAGGGTATGTTGAAAACGGCATCTTAAAAATTCGTTCCTCACTTTGAAACGTATCGAATAAAATATCCAGTTCGCCGTAATTATCGCCTGTTATTCTTTTGTATTCATTATTGAAATAATCTTTTTCATCGTTGAATTTAAACACGTAATTTTTACCCTCAATTAATGAATTACTTTCGATATTAATTTCCCTTTTTTTGTCAATTTTTTTGGTCCATACATCGTATTGTGTTTGATCCTTATAAAAGTCTGAAAAGGAATTTATATAAATAATTCTATTACTGGTAATAGGATCGTAAATAGGATCTGAAATTGTAGCGTAAAACATATTTAAAATACCTTTTAAAAAGTCTGCGCATTTTATTGTAGGTATTGCAGCTTTTAAAGATACAATCGATCCGTCGGTTAATTCCTGGCTTTTTTCTGCCGACATTGTAAAATCGCATTCAGTAATATCCATTAATACCTGTGGGTACGAACTTGTTATTCCAGCCGCTATTATAAACTGGTAAGTATCGCCAGCGTTACAATCTAAATCAAACGTATAATTTAACGTATGAGTAGCGTTTTCGATAGTTTCATCTATTCTATTATAAACTGGTACTACATTGTTTTTAATAACTTGTAATTTAGTGAATTGATACGGATTACTGCTTGTAGTTCCAGCGTAATATGTAACAACTATTTTTATATTAAAAGTATAGAGCCCTTTTACGTTTATTTTTACATAGTACCCATTATCAGTTTCGATTGTATTTTGATTTTGTTGTATAGATGGTATATTGCCATTTTCGCCTAATTCGTATAATAAATCTTTTTCTATAAACAAACGCCATGCACCTGGAACGCCTGCAGGTAAATCGAACGTATTTGAATAAGTCGCATTTAAGAATTCAATTTTCGACGCCAGGATTGCAGCTGCTGAAAGTTTTAATTGATCACCTCCACCGTAACCGTAAATCAATTTTTTCATGTTGTCATTAGTGAAAAAATTAGTTGTGTAATCGATTACTATATCTGTATCCTTATACGCATAATCAAAAATCTTAATTAGACATTCTTTTACGTATACGTGCGGTACTAATTGATTTACTTTGTACGTAGTTGTATCAGGCTGTGCGAAACCATAATTAACAAGTGGATAAAGATATCCGAAAGATTTAGGATCGTAACCATTTGCACCATTAAAATTTGAAGTAACTACCCCGTTTTTAATAACCGAAGTTTCCCACGTATTTATTACGTTTGCCCTTGTTAATTCGTGATCATATTCCGACCAGTCTAATTCGTTTAAATTAATCGATTTTAAATTAGAAAAAATATTTACAACCTCTGAATAAATTGTACATTCAAAAGTGTAATTATTATTTAAAATATTTACCTGGTTTAATTTTAATAAACCGCGAAAAATAATAATATCGCCTTTTTTAACAATACATTCTGGCGCTAAATTTGGTTTAAATTGTAGTCCTGCCGAATCCGTAACTTTTAAACTTATATTGAAGGCCGATAAAAAAAACTTTTTGTTTTTACTCGTTCCTGGTATATTTATACTTTTGGAAAACGATCGCTTTCTTTTTTCTGGATCTCGAAACTCCTGTAAGGAAAAATTTAAAGGTACACTAATATTTTCGGCCAGGTCCAATTTGAAATTATCTACTACTATCGACGTTATCATAATTCTATGCTGTTTTTAGTTGTGAATTCAATATCGACAATTTCATTGTATAATTCGTCGTATTGATCCTGTTTTATTGTATAACTTGTATTTGTAATAATTACGCTTTGAACGTCCCCATTATTATAATTTAAGTATACAAGCGGGCTTTCATATAATTGCGTTAACCAATTCTGTTCGTCCTCGTTTAAATATCCCGAAATTAGCTGTAATTTTTCAGTCGTTTGTTTTAAATACGATTGTTTACCATCCCTTAATTTATCAATTTCAAAATCGTTTGTAAAAATATTCCATTCGCCAATTTCCCTTTCGTATTCATAGCTTTTAATTGACGCGCTTTTACGTTCATTATGTTGGAATAAAAAATAATCATACGCACCAAATTTATTTAAAAATTTTAAAGATTTTCCACGATAAAAACAAGGTTTTTTTATTTGTAAATAAACATACGGCGTAACTAAATTTTCTGTAATTGGATTAAAAACTCCTATCCCTATCCAATCGATGCTGTCTGCTACGGCCTGCGTAAATACTCCTAAATCAACTAAAGCCTTTATATTAATATAAATACTATTATATACGCCTTGTTCGCCTGCCGGATATTGAATTTCGAAGTTTACATTATTAGCGCCGTCAAAGTAACTTATTCTTAATATTTTGTCGAAATTTATTTGGTTTAAATAATCTATATCAAAATAAGAAAAATGTATTGAATCGTCTTTTACAAAATCATATACATATAAAAAAATATTAAAAGGCGGAATAAAATCAATTTTAGGTTTATCAGTAAGAAATTTTTTATTAATATTCCCAACATTATAATCGTACGGATTGAAATTCTGAAATTCTTTTTCCGATAAACTTCCTTTAAAAACTGTCGTAATACTTGAAGTAACGGAACCATGCAAGGCCGTTTCTCCGTCGATTGTTGTTGCGTATTTTTCATATACTAAAATATTTGCCTGCCTTGCGTTTACACCACTATCGAATATTACATTACTATTATATTGTTTTGGTACAATATCACCAACTTTTAAATAAGATCTTACAATATTTGAAATATCTATTTTACCATAAATATTAGTATTAAAATCAATAAATTCTGGATAAATTTCGAAAACTCCTACTTCGCCAATAAATTGTAAAAAAACTTTTACAACAAAAGATAATTTATATTTTGGTAAACCAGAATTCGGCGAAGGCTGGTAATTTTCAGTTCCGAATCCGTAAATTATTGGATTGTCGGAAGGCGTTAAAAATTGCGGTACCTGTGTTATAATTATACTCATTTTTTAGGTTTTTTAATTAATGTAATAATACTTTCTTTTAATAGCTTTGAAATTGGTTTACTTATTTCTTTTATTTTTTCTGGCGTGATTACCTTATCAAAAAAATGCGTTGCCTTTTGGCCTTTTTTAATTAAGCTGTTTTGGATTGCGTACGCCAGTTCATCGATTGTTTTTTCCTCTGGTATCTGGATCCCTTTGTCGTAGATCCACTTTTTAATAGCGTCGTGAAAACTTACGCCTGTATTTATACCAGGACCATGCGTCGGTGCACCCCTGTTAACTACTGTTCCGTTTACTCCGTAGTTTATATACTTCCAGTAATGCGGTGCCGATACTTCGATTTTACTGGCCTCAATTTTAGTCGGTAATATACTTTGTTCTAAATTACCAGTTGCGCGGCTGTCTTTAAGATTTTGGCGCATTTCTGCGATCAATTCGTTAGTTATATCTAACAGTAAATTTGATAAAGCGCTATTAGGTTTATTCGACAGAATATTATCAGCGGTACCGAAGTCCAGATTGTTAATTATGTCGCCTTCGTTTATCATTTTACTTTATCTATTTTTTAACGATTTCTTTTGATTAGTAAAATTAACGAATTTTAATCGATGATTGAATTTATAATAATTCCATTTTAAAATTTCGTCCCAACTTTCACTGTAAAACTCCGAAAGCATTTGTAAAATATCTTCCCAAAAGAAAGGTTTTTTTTCTTTTTTTTGCTGTTTGTTACTTTCAATTCGTTGTTTTTCCTTTTGATCTTCGCCGAATATTTCTAAATTAATTCGAGTGATTTGCGCAAAAAAAAACTAACTATGTCTAAATAGCAATTTAACGGCATTGATCTCTCGAATATTTTTTGCCGTTCCTGGTTTGAATAAATCATATTACCGTTATCGTCACTATCTCCGTAATTAGTTCCCTTCTCGATATACATTAAAGACGCCAAACGTCCTGGATCCTTCTCGAAGTCGCTATTTTCAATATCGATATGCCAACCGGTCCCCACTTTTTTAGGATCTATTAATTCAAATTCTTTGCCTTCGATTAAAATTCTTTTTTCTGGATGCTTAACTTTGTATTCCGAAAAAATCGAAACTATATGCTGTAAAATATCCTTTAAATCGTCCAGGTTTATTTTACGCAATTCATTTTTTGTTGCGCTTGTAACAAGTGATAAAAATTCGATTATATTTTCAACCTTCATTTTATCAATTTTGTAATTATTGTTTGTTAGTGCTTTTAAATTATGGATCCTTAAATCCGTCAAACTTGCAGGCGCTTTAATTTCAATAAATTTCGAAGTAGTCATTTTTTAGATCTTTAAGTGATTGTACTGCTAACGCTAAACTCATTACACTATCGTCGTGCACCCCCTGTGGTGCACCGTATTGTACTCGTCGCGTCTTTTGATTGTAAATATAAGTAAACGCATTTAATTCGTCTACCAAGTAATTTTCGTTTAAAATTTTAATTTCTTTGTTTTCAAATAAAACCGCCAGATCCTCGATCATTATTGGTTTACTTTTTGTCGTTGTAACAAACGGTTCGACGTAACTGTATAATCTATTTTGTAACATTTCAAAAAATACGTCTCCCTGGTTATTTACTTCGACTTTTACTCTGGCATTGTATTCCTGTATAATATCCGCAACCTCGTTTATGATTGTGGACCAATCCAAATGCCGCCATCTTTTTATAAATATCATTTCGTAATTTGAATTCAGCAAAGTTAAAACAGTATAATCGTCTGCTCGTCCAATATCCAGGCCACCGTAAATATTTTGATTTAAACGATTATCTTTTTTATCTGTATCTGGAATATATACGCAATCATTAACGTTCTTAAATAGACCGGAAACATTATCTATAAACTCCGCTAAATATTCCTGTTTAAATACATAATCTGGAAGGTTACGCCGTCTTTCTTCCAAGTCTTCAAAGTCAATCATTGGATTGTCATAACTTGTAAAATGAAAGTATTTATACCGATCATCGTAATTCGGCTGTAAGGATAATTTATAAAAGTGGTTACGCCCTTTTGGTGTACTTATAAAAATTACTTTTTTTCCTTTTACCAGAACCGTAGCCGATAGAATCTCCGTCCATAATTCTGGCCTGGTAAATGCGAACTCGTCAATAATCAAATAATCGAAAGTATTCCCTCTAATATTATCTGGACGCTCACCCGAAAAGTATTGTATTCTGGATCCATTCGCACACGTAACAACTAAATCAGATCTGTTATACGCAAACAAACCGCTATTAACCGTAACCTTTTCCAATTCGTCGAATACTTTTTTACCTTGCTTGTAAATTGGAGTTACCCAAGCAATCAAACAACCTGGATCATTTATCGCCCAGTATAATTTTTGATTGATACCAAGCATCGTTTTTCCGAACTGCCTACCAATATTTAAAATATAGTATTTGAACGAATCCGAATTAATTGATCCGTGTATTAATTTTTGTTTTTCGTGTGGCCTATATCCTTTAATTGTCGAACTCAAAACGTGTGATATTTATATTCGTATCGACCTCCTCTTTTGGTTTACCGTATACCCTATCAAATAAAACGTCCAGTATATGTATCGAACCTTTCTCAAAGTCTCTTTTAGCCTTCTTTGCGATAAGCGCTATCCAGAACGGTAATTCCTCGTTGTTTGCGAGATCAGTTAAATCGTTTCTATTCTTTGATAAAATTACTTTTATTATATCTTGCACCTGCGACTTCGTTAACTTCATGTTTTTTTCGTCCAAAAAGTATTCGGAAATAATTGTTTCCATGCTTTTAGGCCTTCCGTTTGGATTACCGCTCTGGCCTTTTTTCCATGGAGTGCGCAGATTTTTATTTTTATCCTTTTTTTCCATTTTCTAATCGGTGTTTGTTCGTTGTTTATTAGAATTCTTTTTTACAATCAATACCATTTCTTTTTATAGATAAATTAGGGTCTAACTTAATCATTCTTTTTACTATTACATCGCAATACTTTGGGTCTAATTCCATTCCATAGCACTTTCTTTTAAGCTGATGCGATGCAACCATTGTGGAGCCACTACCTAAAAATAAATCTAAAATTTTATCTTCTATTTTACTTGCATCATTGATTGCTTTTTCACATAACGGAATTGGCTTCATTGTTGGATGCAATTCATTTTTTTGCGTTCTTGGAATATCCCAAATATCCATTCCATTGTTCCCACCGTAAAAATTATGTTCATTTACCCATCCATAAAAAATATGTTCACATTTAGACATATAATCTGAATTACTTAAAGTGTGATTTCCTTTATTCCATGTGATTAAAGCTCTTACATCTAATCCAGTTCTTTTAAGACTTTCAAAATATTCTCCTAATTTTAATCTGTAAAAACAAATATAAAAAGCACCATTAACAAATAACTGAATATTTGAATTAATAGCATCTAAAAAATCATCTCCTTCTTTTTTAGACATTTTATCGTTTTTAATTCGTCCATGTTTCGAATTAAAACTTTTACTTCCATCCTCATGAATACCTCCAGTGAAATCCATTAAATAAGGTGGGTCAGTAAAACACATGTCGGCTTTTTGTCCGTTCATTAATTTTTCAACTACATCACTATCAGTACTGTCCCCACATAACAATCTATGCTCTCCAATCTCGTATAAATCACCTAATACTGTTTTCGGTTCTTCTGGAGGTGTTGTATCAAAGTCATCTTCTTCTGCTTCTAAATGAACTGCAATATCATAGTTAGGAATGTCTAAACCCCATTCTTCTAATTTTTCTGTATCCCATTCGTTTGATAAATCATCCCAATCCCATTCACCGAAACCTACGTTATCTTTGATCAAAAATTCGTTTCTTTGTTCCTCGTTCCATTCATCAGCAATTATAATCGGAATTTCTTTTAATCCTATTTCATTGCATGCTTTTAAGCGCATATTTCCACCGAGTACAATATATTTACCATCTTTATCCGTAAAAACTACCAGAGGCCTTTTATTAAGCATATCTGGAAATTCTTTTATTGAGTTTACAAGTTTTTTAAATTTATCGTCTTTTATTATCCTTGGATTCTTAGGATTATTTTTTACTTCTTTTATATTTACTAATTTCATTTTATTCGTGGTTTACGTCCTCTTTTTACTCTTTCTACTGGAAGGATTTTAACGTATTTTTCTGCTGTGGCGTTATAAAATCTATCGGCCCAATTATTAACTATTAACCAGGCCTGCGAAACACAATTAACGCAACCTTTACTAATTGGTCGACCAGTAATTTCAACGTAAATTTCGTTTAATTTTAAATATTCTTCGAGCGGTAATTTACTGCTGTTTGATAAATGTTTGATTTGTTCGAAACAATCAAAACTAATTTTTGATAAGATCATAAATTTTAGATATTAAAAATGTATAAATAGGTACAAAATAATCGCATTTTGTTACCACTGTTAAAATAACGGAAACCCAAAAAGACAAACACGGGAAACAGTCCAGAAATTTTATCGGTTTAGAAATTCTAATACCTAATAATTTTCTAACATAGTATCCGAAATTTAATTCGTGATCCAGGATTACAGTAATAAATAAACTTAAAAAAATAAACTTCATAATTGATAAAATTAAAAAACGCCCTTCAAAAATTACTAAAATCACTAAAGTAAATTCAAAGGGCGTAAACTTTCAAATATGTAAAACGATTACGAATATACTAAT